GCTTCTTTATCATCACGTTCTCGACTTCGCGGTCGGCACCTACGCGATCACCGGATCGCCGTTGGCCTTCGCCGATATGCTCGGGCTGACTCCGGGCGCGTACACGATCACGGGTGACGCGGCGGCGCTTCTCCGCAAGCGTGTGTTGGATTTCGCAGTCGGCACCTACGCAATCACAGGTTCCCCGCTGGCCTTCGGCTATACGCTCGGGTTCGCGCCGGGCGCGTACACGATCACGGGCGACGCGGCGGCGCTGTTCATTGCGCGTGTGCTAGACGAAGCGGTCGGCACCTACGCGATCATGGGCGATGCGGCGGCGCTTCTCTACAATCGCGTGTTGGATTTCGCGGTCGGCACTTATGCAATCACCGGCTCGCCGTTGGCCTTCGCCGATACGCTCGGGTTCGCGGAGGGCACCTATGCGATCACGGGCGACGCCGCCGCGCTTCTCTACAATCGAGTGTTGGATTTCGCGGTCGGCACCTACGCGATCACCGGATCGTCGTTGGCCTTCGCCGATATGCTTGGGCTGACTCCGGGCGCGTACACGATCACGGGCGATGCGGCCGCGTTGCTCACCGCGCACCTACTCGACTTCGCGGTCGGGTCCTACTCGATTACGGGCGACGACGCGGCCCTCCTTTACAATCGCGTGCTCGACGAAGCGGTCGGGTCCTACTCGATCACCGGCAGCGATGCGCTCCTTCAAGTTTTGAGCGGCGCGTACCTCGACGAAGCGGTCGGGTCCTACTCGATGACCGGCAGCGACGCGGCGCTTCTCTACAACCGAGTGCTCGATGCGCAGGCCGGGTCCTACTCGATGACCGGCGCAACCGCCGAGTTCGAGGAAGTCGTGGAGTTCGGGATTGCGGCCGGGTCCTACGAAATGACCGGCGCGCCCGCAGGCTTACTTATGACGCACATTCTATCGTGCGAGACCGGATCGTTCTCAATGAACGGGAGCGATGCGAACCTGATCGTATTCAACCCCAACGCGCCGCCGCCGACTCCGCCGGAGCAAGAGCAGATGGGGCGCGGGGGTGGATCGGCCCCGAAGGCGGTCTATGCCGATACTTTGGAATTGTTCCGTGGAAAGAGCTTCGATAGAGGCGTCCGCAGCATGGTCCCCCCGCGCTCAATCGCCGATAGAAACCTCACCACTCCCGCCCATACTTGGGCGCGGAAGCCGCCACCAAAGACTTGACAGCAGCCCCTAAACATGGTTAATGCCCGGGCTTAACCTCCCCGGAGCGGCAATGCAAGTCCCCTCAATCAATCTTATAGGTGGAGCACTCGCAGTCGCCGCCCTCGGGGCGGTGATCTTTTTCGGTGTGCAGGCGTCTCCCTGCGCCGGGGTCCCGCCGACCGTTTCAACAGTTGCGCCCGTTTTGGACGCGCCAGTGTTGAAACCGCCGGTTACGAAAAAGTCCGTCGTGTACCGCAAGGTGCTCAAGGGTGGCAAACTCGGCGACGCGATGGCTTGCAAGCAAGTCCGGTCGGCCGCAGCAGAATACACGAAGGCTCAAGTTCTCGCCGCAGCTAAACAGTACGGTTTGTCCCCCGCACAGGTTTCGGCATTGCGCGTTTGTTTGAACTGAAAAGGGAACATGGGGTCCGCCCGGGCGAATGGTCGAACGGGAACAGTGAGGAGTAACGACAATGGCTGTAAAGCTCAAGACGGTTTACGAAAAACAGGAAGATGTCCCCGAAGGCTACGGTGAACTTTACACCGAGAAAAACGGGAAGTTTGAGTTGACCAATATCGAAGGGGTCAAGACTCAAGCCGACATCGACCGCATGAATGTGGCGCTTTTGAAAGAGCGCACCGATCACAAGGCAGTTCGTGATAAGCTGCAATTGTTCGGCGATGTCGATCCCACAACTCTCCCGGCCCTGAATGAAGAACTGGCCGAAGCCAAGGCGCGTCTCGACACGCTGACGGCGGAAGGCAAGCTTGACGAGGGCAAGGTGGAGGCGCAAATCAGCGCGGCGGTGAACCGCGCAGTCGGCCCGGTCGGCCGTGAGAAGGACTCGTTAGCCAAACAACTCGAAGTGGCGAAGAAGTCCGTCGTCGAGAAGGAAGCCGAAATCGGCAAGCTCAACGAGAATATCCGTCAGGAGCATGTTCGGCTTTCGATCCGCGATGCGGTCATCGCGGCGCAGGTTCTCCCCACGGCTATCGACGACGCGGTGCTGGTCGGTGAACGCATGTTTGAGTTCGTCGATGGCAAACTCGTCACCAAGTCCGACAACGGCATGACTCCGGGTCTCGACCCGAAGGAATGGGCTAAGGACATGAAGGAAAAACGCCCGCATTGGTGGCCGCTTAGCCAAGGTGGCGGCGCGCAGGGCGGCAAGGGCGGCGGCGTCAGCAACAAGGACAATCCTTGGAGCGCCGAAGCTTGGAACCTCACCGCTCAAGGCAAGTACATCCGCGATAACGGCGAGGAAAAAGGCGCGGCGTTGGCGGCTCGCGCCAACTCGAAGATCGGTGCGGTGCGGCCAACTCGGAAGGTCGCATAAACCAGTCCGTAACCTGACTTAAGGCAACTTGACAATGCCGCCCCCGGGGCGGCATTGTTGTTTTGATGGGGCGGGGACGTTCGCGGTTGAGGCGGCGTGTCGTGTCGAAACCATGGCACTCAAGCCGGTCCCCGCCCCATGATTACAAAGCGTTAGGGCTTTGCATTTCAAATTTGCTGTGCAGCGAATATAGCGCAAACGCCGAATAACAAAGCATTTCCTCGAATTTCATCCCCCAAAATTCTTTTTCGCGTTTACCGGGTTGCTTCGCGAAGCAAAACGCGTTAATCATACCAGCATCGAAATCAGGTCCCATCGTTTCTTGAGCCTCATGGCAGTGCTCGATGCGCCCGGACCAAAATACCCGATACCTCCATGGGGAGGCCGGAGCTATCCAGTTTCACCCCTTGGAGGCAGTGCCATGGCTAACGTATCCACCACAATCTCAGACGTTATCGTCCCCGCGATCTTTACGCCGTACACCCAACAGTTGACGATGGAGAAAACCGCCATCGTCCAGTCGGGCATCGCGGCTCGCGACGACTTCTTGGACAACCTCCTCGCTGGCGGCGGCTTGACTTTCACGGTCCCGTCTTGGCAGGACATCGGTGACCCGGCGGAAAACGTCGGCTCCGACGACCCCAATTACGACTCGACCCCGAACATCACTGGAACGTCAGCCGAAGTCGCGGTTCGACTTTCCCGTAATAGTTCGTGGAGCACGATGCGCCTTGCGACGGCCTTGGCCGGTGCCGACCCGATGCAGTCCATCGCATCGCGCGTCTCCGACTATTGGGTCCGTCGTCTACAGCGTGCTTTCGTCGCCGTAGCCAACGGCGTGTTCTTCACCAACGCCTCGGCCAACGCGGGTGCTACCCCGGGCGGCTTGGGCCTTGCCGCTCAGTACGGCAATCAGGACGACCTGACTCATGACATTTCTGCCTCGGGCTATAGCTCGGGCGTCACCGACTTCAACGCGGAGGCGTTCATTGACGCCTGCACGTTGCTCGGCGACGCGGCCGAAGATGTGACGGCGGTGTTCATGCACTCCATCGTCTACTCGAAGGCTCAGAAGAATAACCTGATCGACTTCATCCCGGACGCGGAAGGACACATCAACATCCCGGTGTTTTTGGGTCGCCGTGTCATCGTGGACGACGGAATGCCCAACCCGGCGGGCGACACGTCCAACAACGCCAACACTGGCGGCGGCTCCGGCCTCTACCACACTTGGCTCGTTGGACCGGCCTCGTTCCGACTCGGCGTCGGCACCCCGGTCGTCCCGACCGAAGTGTTCCGTTACCCGTCGCGCGGCAACGGCGCGGGCTCGGACACCCTGTTCAACCGCGTCGAGTGGGTCATCCACCCGGTCGGCCACGCGTGGGTCGGTTCTTCGCCTCACTATGAAGGCGGCCCGACGAACGGTCAGCTTTCGGCCAGCGGCTCCTTTGTCCGCGTGTTCCCGGAACGCAAGCAGATCAAGCTCTCCCGCCTGATTACGCGCGAGTCCACCAGCGGCTACGCATGGACGGCGGACCCGAGCGACGGTCAGAACTTGGCGGTCTTTGGAACCACGGCGGCAACCGCGAACACTGGTCCATAACCAGCGGGTTTAAGAGATACGCCGGAAGCCAACTAAGACTTGGCTTCCGGCCGCTTCTTCAAACCAAGGATGCACGCCAATGGCTGATTTTGACTCCCTCGCTTCGCCTCGTTTGCACAAGCGTCACCAACGCTATGCGAACTTCACGAGACTCAATCATAGCAAGCAAGAGCTTTCGTTCCTGTCCTTACAGGCGACGCGCCTCGGCACGACTTCGGCCGCGATCTTCGGCTTGCTCGACAGCTACACCGCTGAGCAAATCGCGGCGGCGACAAGCCTCGGTCAGCTTTAAGCCTTCGGTGTCCGTCCAGAGGGGGGACTTCCGGCGGATACTGATCGGCGGCGGACGGGGGTGGAAAACCCTCTCCGCCGCCAACCTTTAAGAGCTTTCCCCGCTGCATGGGCATCGGGGCGTGTCCCCAAGCAAGAGGCTATCAAATGGAAACCCCCAAAGTTCTAGCTGCGCTCGCGCAACTCGACCCGTCCGACGACAGTCATTGGAATACCGATGGACTCCCGAATACCGGCACAGTCCAGAAGCTCGCCAACGACCAGACAATCAAGCGCAGTGACATTCAGGCCGCGCGTCCGGGCTTTGACCGGGCTGCGGCTGTAGAAGCGAAAGCGCCGAAGGCGGCGACTCCAATCGAGCCAATCGCTCCGGTCGAAGCCAAGGTCTCAGTGACGAAGCCTGTTCTCGACGACAAAGCCGCCAAGGCTGCTGCAATCGCGGGGACTGAGGAAGTAGTAGTTTCGGATGCTCAGCTTCGGGCGCATCTCACGAAGCGCGTCAAGGACGCCGAACAGAAGCGCGAAGCGGGTAAAGCGATGCAGCGCGACGGCATTGTGATGCAGAACGATGCGGCTCACGAGTTAACCGCCGCTCAGCGTGACCTGCACAAATGGTTTCCGCCAATGACGGCGGCGGAGAACATCAAGGCGCACTTACGGGCGGAAGCGGAAATTCGCCAAGCTCGGGTTCAACAGGGGGCGGCGGCGGCGTCTCATTTGGATCAAATTCGGCGTCCCGGTGGTTTTTCGGCGAATAAAGGTTACGGACCCGGCCGCTCCAAGGGCACTTTCAGCCTGAAAGAAGCGGCGAAGCTCGGAATGGTTGTCCCGGGTAGTGCGGCGGAGGCGGCGCAAACCGCAGCGCGGGAAGCTCGGGCGATGACTCCGGGAACCAAAGCGTAAACACATCCGTTGACAGAATACGCGGGACTGTCAACCCAATCATATACAGCCCTCGCCCCGCAGCGGCCTAATGGCCGCGTGGGGCGGGGGCTTTTTTGTTCTACAACAGAGGAGGCGACCATGGGCTTGATCCTTTTGATTATCGTTCTCATTCTCCTGTTCGGCGGCGGCGGCCACTACATCGGCGGCATCGGCGGAGGGGGCATCGGACTCGGAACAATCCTCATCATTCTCCTGATCTTGTTTCTTCTCGGGGTCCTGTAAATAAAATGACGATCACCCGTGCTCAACAGGCGGCCATGTATTACGCGCGTCGGCGTAGACTCGCGAACCAAGTGCTGCAATCGCTCACGCCATGGTCAGAGAACCTTGACGTGAGCGAGGGCCAGTACGTGTCGAGCGGCGGGGCGGCTTACATCGCATCACACAGTGGCACGACTGGTCCCAACGCTCCCTATGGTCAGTCGTTCACCGATGCGGAAAGTGGTGGCGTGACTTGGGTCCGCGCTGATAATCAGTCTCTCTTGCAATTCCTCTATATGGGAGCGCCAACGCCATGAGTGACTTTGGGACCCTTTTAATCTTCGCCGTGCAGGACCGCACGGGCACCGTGGCGCAGCTTTCGCCTGTTAGCTCGCCGGGTCCCGAGAACCCTGTCGAAGTCGGCGACACCGGCGTTTACGCGGGCCTTCAATCGTGGAGTGGCAAAACCGTCTCGCTCCCGTTCACCGTCAATCAAAATGTCGAGAACAGCGG